CCAGCGCACCGCCTGTTTCACCCACTGGTTGAGTCTCAGCTGTCGGAAGGAGTTCTCCTCACCGGGGTTCTGCTTGGCAGATTCGCAGGCATCCTTCACCTTGTCGATGCCCACTGTGATGCCGAGGGACGGATTGGCCTTTTTCCAGACCTTCGGGTCCGTCCAATCGTCCGATTCCTCCGCGCCGTAGATAACAGGATAGAAGGTGTGGTCGATCTTACGTCCCTCAATGATGTCCTTGGCCTTCTGGTGGATCTTATAGCAGATGGACTTCGTATCATTGCCGGCCGTGGTGATGAGGAAATACAGCGGCTGCATACGAGCGTCGCCGGAGCCTTTCGTCATAACATCAAAGAGCTTGCGGTTCGGCTGGGTGTGCAGCTCGTCAAACACCACGCCGTGGGTATTAAAACCGTGCTTATTACCGACATCGGCAGAGAGCACCTGGTAGATACTGCCCGTTGGCTGATAAATGAGCCGCTTCTGGGAATCCAGTATCTTGACCCGTTTGGAGAGTGCCGGACACATCCGCACCATGTCAGCCGCCACATTGAAAACGATGGATGCCTGCTGACGGTCCGCAGCACAGCCGTAGACTTCGGCTCGTTCCTCTCCGTCACCGCAGGTGAGCAGAAGCGCCACCGCAGCGGCAAGCTCGGACTTGCCTTGCTTTTTCGGGATTTCAATGTATGCTGTATTGAATTGCCGGTAGCCGTTGGGCTTGAGGACACCGAAAATGTCCCGGATAATTTGCTCCTGCCAGTCGATAAGCTCGAAAGGCTTTCTCGCCCAGGTGCCTTTGGTATGACAGAGGCTCTCGATGAACATGACGGCATAATCCGCAGCATCCGTATCATAGTGGGAAGTTTTCTCCATGAACCTTGTGGGCTTGTAGTTTTTCAGTTTTCTCGTAGAGACCACCTCCTGGGCATAAAAAATACAGCCCTGCGGCTGCTTCGGAATATACGAGAGAAAGAGCCTTTCGGCTCAGTCCCTTTATGGAATTATTGGCTTATCAGTTCTCGCTGTGGAGCAGAAGCTCCAGCGCAAGCTGCGTGTTCTCATCGGCGGGTTCGATGTCCCAGCCTCTGTCGTAGTTGCAAACGATTTTGCCGTCCCGCTTGAGCATGAGCTTGGAAATGCGTCCGCCGTCGATACCCCACTCGGAGCCTTTGTCGTACTGCTTCATCCAGTAGTGAAAAACCTCACCGTTAACTCTGATGCTGCCTTCTTTCCACATAATCGTGTACCTCCGTTTGTTTTGTTGTGAGTGTATATTACCGTCATGTCTGGGATATATCCAGTCATTTCGGAGGCATATAGTACACGATCATTCGGAGTAAAAACTGTGCATTTTACAGCGTTATTCCGGCTGACGGCAGCGGTGAATGGAGGTGATGATCTGCTCCTGCTCCTCCGGTTTTACGCCGATGGAATCGAGCGCCTCCCGTGTTCCACAATCCGGGCAGATGAGGGTTTGGTTGTCAACTCTGGAAAGAGCAGCGGGTTCACTGTAGGCGCGACCACACCGTGGGCAGATTTGAATCCGTATCACATTATTCTCTTTCATGTCCGCATACCTCCAGGGATTTATCATAGGCCGCAAGCAGAATGCCTGGGTCAAATTTAAAGGTGTCGTAGCCCTCAAGGCAGGTGTCCATGTAGAAATCCGACGGAACGCCGATTGGTCTTTCCTCATGCATGATATAGACGAAAGCTGTGACCGTTCTGTGCTTACCTGTGCGGATACCTTTATAT